TTCTTAAAAGGACCTATGGATATGTACAAAATCTATTCAGACAAGTATAATGGAGCTATACAAAGTTTTGCGTTAGAGCAAATGGGCAGAAGACGTAGAGACGAGTATATGGATGGAGTGCCAAGGGTTAAAGTTCCTTCACCTTCACCAAATAATTAAAGATTTTAATAAGGAGAAAATAACATGGCAATATCACAAGCAGTAGCTAACTCGTTTAAATCTGAAATCCTACAAGGAATTCATGATCTAGAGAGTGGCGGAGATTCATTTAAATTAGCACTATACACATCTGTAGCAACTTTAAGTTCTGCAACAACTTCATACACAACATCAAGTGAAGTAGCAGCATCTGGAGAATACGTAGCAGGTGGTGGAGTACTACAATCACAACAAGTTTCATTAGCAACAGGCGGAGTCGCAATTGTTGATTTTGCAGACCTATCTTTCACAGGAGTAACACTTACTGCGAGAGGCGCTTTAATTTATAACGATACTGAAGCAGATAAATCAGTTTGTGTTTTAGATTTTGGTGCAGATAAAACTGCAACTTCAGGAACTTTCACAATTCAATTTCCACAATTTAACAGTTCGTCAGCTATTTTAAGAATCGCATAATTTAACAGGAGGGCCTGATGGCAGATATTACAGTACAGGTATCGTCAGCAGGTCTTACCGCATTTGGAGCTTCATCATGGTCATCAGAATCTTATGGTGGAGACAATTCTACTAGTACAACTATTGGATCTATAGACGCCTTCAATAATGAAGGTTGGGGAAGATTAAGTTGGAACTCATTAACTTGGGGACAAGATTTTCAAAATATAACAGTACAGGTAAATACACCAGGTAACCCTACTTTATGGGGTGGTGATGTTTGGGGTGATGCTTCCTGGGGTCAACTCACTGGAATGGATACTGACCTAGGTGCTTCTGAGCTAACTGTAAGCATTGATCAACAAGTTACCGGTGAAGAATTAAATTCAACAACGGATAGTGTATTAGCTGGAACAAGTGCTGTAGCAACACCTAGCTCACCTTCTCCTATTGCAAACACTTCTGTTAATGATGTCTTTGGTGGAGAGGTAAATACAGTCCAAGTAACTTCCCCTTCTAATGATGAATGGGGAACTGAACTGTGGGGTTCAGGACAGTGGGGAGTTGGGGATGGTATTACAATTTTTGTTGGCACTGAAACAGAACATATTGCAGACGGAAACGTACAAGTTACAGGAAATCAAATTGACTTTGAAGCAGTAGGGACAGTAGAGATACCTGTTGTAGTTGAGGGTATACAAATAGCTTCTTCTGTTAATGATGTTTTTGGTGGTGAGGTTGTTGAAGTACAAGTCACTACAGCTTCAGCTACGAATTGGGGTGGTGCTTTATTTGGGACAGGGCAGTTTGGTCAAGGTCCTGGAACGGATATCTCACAAGGCGGTGAAGAAATTGGATTACCTTCTCAAGAGGTACCTGTTACAAATACTAATTTAACACTAAATTCATTTGCTAATAATCAACCTACAATTACAGGAGATGCTAACGTACCGGTTACAGGACAAGAAATAACAGTTGTTTTAGGTAATGAAAATGCTGTACCAAACACTATAGCTAGCCCAACAGGTATTGAGCTTACAGTCAGTCTTAATAATGTTTTAGCAGGTATTAGTGATATTGCTTTACCTACCGGAGTGACAATGACTGCTAGCAGTGGTACAATAGGTTTAAATGCGTGGGAACTAGTTGACCCGGGAACAGCTCCGACTTGGACGGTAGTTGACAAGGCAGCGTAATAGAAATAAAATTAAAGAATTAATAAAGGATAAAAATTATGGCATCAGCATATTCAACAGATCTAAAATTAGAGCTAATGGTAACAGGGGAGAACTCTGGTACATGGGGCGATAAAACAAATACAAATTTAAACTTAGTACAACAAGCAATTGCAGGTTATGAAGCAATAAATGTTGCATCAGCAGATGTAACCTTAGCAATGACAAACGCAACATTGTCAAACGCTAGAAATATGGTTCTAAATCTAACAGGAACTTTAGCAGCCACAAGAGTTGTAAACGTTCCAGACGGAATTGAAAAAACTTATATTGTTGCAGACAGTACTACAAGAGCAGGTTATACATTAACTATTAAAACTGTATCAGGTACAGGTGTAGAAATTCCAGCAGGTAAAACAGTTTTAGTTTTTTCTGATGGTACAAATGTTGTAGACGTGTTCTTTATGAAAGATTTAGTAGAAGATACTACTCCTCAATTAGGTGGTAACTTAGATGCTAACGGAAATAATATTTTAATTGATAGTGGTAATTTCATCGGTGATGAAAATGGTTTAGAGCAAGTTAAATTTGCAACTACTGCATCAGCAGTAAATGAATTGACAGTTACAAACGCAGCTACAGGTAATGCACCTGAGGTATCTGCTACAGGTGGTGACACTAATGTTGATTTAAATTTAACACCAAAAGGTATTGGTAGAACAACTTTCAACGGTCAAGGTAAAATTCAAAGTGTTGCAGAAAAAGTTACAACTGAAGCAACAGCTGCTACAGGAACTGTTAACTATGATGTTTTAACACAAGCAGTATGGAATTTCACAACAGATGCATCAGGAAATTGGACTTTAAATGTTAGAGGTGATGGATCAAATACATTGGACGCGATTATGGACATAGGTGAGTCAATTACTATTGCTCACATTGTTGCTCAAGGTGGAACAGCTTATTACAATAATGCTTTTACAATTGATGGATCAAGTGTTACACCAGAATGGTCGGGTGGAACAGCACCGGATGCAGGTAACATTAACTCATTAGATGTTTACACATACACAATTATTAAAACTGCATCAGCTACGTTTACAGTATTAGCAACGCAAGCACAATTCGCATAATAAATAGGAGAATAAAAATTTATGCCATTAATAGGGTCAACAGGAGCAGGATCATTAAGAGGTTTTGGTTTTGGTGGGCGTAGTATAACACCTTTTATCGTAGCGTCAGGGGGAGTTGAGTCAACTAGTGGTTGTTTCAGAACTCACATATTTACCGGAGATAGTACTTTTACAGTTTCAAACGAAGGAACAGACGCTGGTTCAAATAGCGTAGAATATTTTGTAGTAGCTGGTGGAGGCCCGGGCGGTGGAAAATACCGTGGTGGTGGAGCCGGTGGAGGAGGATGGAGAACTAATTACCCATCTCCAGCGTTTGCGGGAGTTCCCGTAGAGTTTACAGGTTATCCAATTCAAGTTGGAGCAGGAGGCGGAAACCCAGGTAGTAGATACACAGCAGCTACACCTTCAATTTTTAGTACCATTACTTCAACTAGAGGCGGATCACATGGCCAACCTGGAGGTTCAGGAGGCGGTGGAAATGGAGCCGGCACAGGTCAAGGAAGTGGTAATGCAGGTGCATTCTCTCCACCAGAAGGAAACCCCGGAGGTACTTCAACAGGAGGTTGTTCACCAGGAGCAGGTGGAGGTGGAGGAGCAGGTAGTCCAGGTAATAATGGATCGCCTGGATTTACATCACCGGCAGGTTCAGGTGGTAATGGATCAGGAATAGCAACAGGATTTTTTGGACCCGTTGCACCAAGTTACGGAACACCAGGACCATCAGGTGCTAACAGATATTTTTCAGGTGGCGGCGGAGGTGGAACTTATTCACCGGGTTCACCAGGTGGCGGAGGCTACGGTGGAGGCGGAACAATTAACTCACCATCACCATCTAATTCAGGTGGCGGAGGTGGAGGTGGCTCTACTGGAGGTGGTTGTTGTTCACCAAGTTTTGGAGGATCTGGTTTAGTAGCAATTAGATACAAATTTCAATAAGGATTTATTATGGCACATTATGCAAAATTAGATGAAAACAATAACGTAGTTTCAGTTCACGCTGTTGATGATGCAAGAGAGACAGTAGATGGTGTTACAAACGAAGCTAATGGTGTTGCTTATTTAAAAAAAGTTCATGGTTGGGAAAAATTTAAAAAAACTTCTTATAACACTAGAGGAGGAAGTTACCGTAATCATGATGGTTCATTAGCTTCTGACCAAACTAAAATGCTTAGATACAATTACGCAGGAGTAGGTTCTACTTACGATGAAACAGCAGATGCTTTTATACCAGAAAAACCTGTGGATGATGAAGGAAACATATTTCATAGTTGGGTTATAGATACAACTACTTATACTTGGAAGGCTCCAATAGATGAACCTTCTTCACAAACTGAAGGTGTGGACGATTTCTACCATTGGAATGAAACTTCTCAATCTTGGGATAAAGAAATAGTATACAGAGCCCCTTAAATCTTATATAAAATCTCATAACATTGTTATGAAAGATAAAATACAAGTTACAGATAATTTCTTAGCACCTGAAGTGTTTAATGCAATTAAACATCAATTAACATGTTCTGAATTTTCTTGGCATCTAGGTGATCAAAATCAAAATGAAGAGATGGATGATTTTTATTTTTTTCATTGGTTGTGGTCAGATAATAAACAACAAAGTCCTTATTTTAATCAAATCTTAATGCCTATATTAAGTAAATTAAACCACACCCATTTACTTAGATCTAAAATAAACTTATACCCAAGAAATTTAAAACCTAAACCCTCTATATTTCATGTAGACGTTTATACACCACATACGGTAGCTATCCTTTCTCTGAACACTTGTAATGGTTATTTATTGTTTAAAGATAAAACAAAAGTGCCATCTGTTGAAAATCAACTTATTATGTTTGATGGGCAATTAGAACACGCAAGTGTTGCTGCAAGTGATACAAAAACAAGAATCAATATTAATATAGATATTGTTTATTAATGATCAATTACAGTTTTCCTTATTTTGGTCCACTTATTTACCATGTTAATTTAAAACCAGAAGAAATAAATAAAGTTAAAAAAATATGCATTAAATCAAAAAATAGAGATGCTAGAAAAGGACTTGCAGGTGTTATTGAAGAAGAGTTTTACATAGACTTTAAAGATTACCAAAAAATAATTCTCCCTTACATAGAAGGGTTTTCCCATGCATATAAAAAGTGGTATAACAAAGAAATTAAACCACTAAAATGTAATAGCGCCTGGGTTAATTATATGAAAGCAGGGGAATACAATCCCCCACATAGACATATGAACTGTCAATTTTCAAGTGTGTTATACACAGATCTCCCAAAAGACTTAGAGAAAGAAAATAAAAAATATATAGGTACATCAGGAGGGCCTGGTAATATTATATTCAACTACGGTGAACCTAGAGACTATAACTTAACGACTTTTGATTTACTACCTAAAGTAGGTGATATGTTTATATTTCCACATAACCTAATTCATTATGCTACACCTTTTAAATCTAAAGGTAGTAGAGTTTCTGTTGCAGCTAATTTTATATGATTGATATACACCATTTTAAAAAACATAAGGGGACTAAACTTGAGTTGTTAGATCTAATAAATAAATCACCTAAAATTAATTTAAAATCTGACAAAACAGAAAGTTTAAAACATACAGACTGGTACCTAACACCTGAGTCACCTAGACCTTATTGGTCCTTGTTTAATAAGTTATTACATGATTGGAAAATTAATATGTGCCTTAAAACACAATCAAAAAAATGCATAATACATAACCACTGGTTCCAGCAATATTTAAAAAATAATCACCATAGTTGGCATAATCATTCGGCTTGTCAATTTTCTAGTGTTTATTATTTAGAGTTACCAGAAAAAGCTATAGCAACAGAGTTTCTAGACGGAACAAAAATAGATGTTAAAGAAGGGGATATTATTACTTTTCCATCTTATTTATATCATAGGTCACCAATAAACAGACTAAAGAAACAAAAAAGTGTTATAGTGTTTAATTCTTCTTTTGAAGAAGTTGACCTAAAATAATAAATATAATATATAAATAATTATTATGAAAGAGATAAAATTACATAAAGATTCTATAATAACAGCCTTTTTGCCAAAGCAGCATTCAGATATTAATTTTCAAAGAATTAAACATTACTTAGAATACAAAACTGATAAAATAGATCTTACAAAATTAAACAGACATAAAGATGTAAAAATACCAACCATGCAAGATATTACATGGTTAATGGACTACATAGAGGGACAATATCTTTTAAAAGAAAAAATTACTTTATGGCCTAAAGAGATAAGTGTAATAGTTCACGATAAAGGAGAAGGTTCTATTAAAAGACACCATTTAGATTATTCAGATTTAAAAGGATCTCCCGACCTTGTTATGTTGTATTTTTTAGAAACAGATAAAAATAACTTAATAGTTGAATATGATGAAGGAAGAAAAAAAGGTTGTTATTGGAGTTTGCCTGTAGAAAATAATAAGTATGTTTTATTTAACTCGCACTTAGAGTATTACTTAAAACCTAATACTGCTGATAAACAGAGGATTGTACTTAGGGTTACATACGAAAAAAGATAACTATGTTTGTAAAAGAACCTTTCTGGTATTTTGATGGTGTATTACCAAATAGATTTTTAAATGACCTAATACGTTATGGAACAGAACAAAAAGAAACTGTAGCATTAACTGGAAAATTTAAAGGTAAAAAAGCAGAAAATTTAAATAAGAAAGAATCAAAAGATTTAAAAAATAAAAGAAACTCTGATATTGTTTGGACAGATGATCGTTGGGTATATAAAGAAATTTTACCTTATATACATAAAGCTAATGAAAATGCTGGTTGGAATTTTGATTTTGATTTATCGGAGTCTTGTCAATTTACAAAATATAAACTAAATCAATATTATGATTGGCATAGAGACTCTTGGAACGAACCCTATAAAAAAGAACATGATTTAAAATTTAATGGTAAAGTAAGAAAATTATCAGTAAGTGTTTTACTATCGGACCCAAAAGATTACAGGGGCGGTGATTTAGAGTTTTGCATTAGGGATGGGGAACCTAGTGAAAAACCAACTATAATAAAATTAAAAACTTTAAAAAGAGGATCAATAGTTGTTTTTCCTTCTTTTATATGGCATAGAGTTAAAGCAATAACAAAAGGGACAAGATACAGTTTAGTTATTTGGAGCTGTGGTCAACCTTTTAGATAGGAGAGATTATGGATGAACAAGATACAATACAAGAAAATTATTTTATATCCCCTGTTTGGTTAAATTATAAACCAGAATGGATTGTAGATTTAAATAAAGCTTCCGATGTACATATAAAAGAAGCTAGAAAATTAAATAAAGAACTAATTAAAAAAACTAAAGACTTTGGGTTAACTCATCACTCGAGTGAACTACAATCAGATCCAAAATTTAGAACTTTACTAGATTACGCAGTTAAAGAATCTTGGAAATTTTTAAAACACCAAGGGTTTGATTTAACTAATTATGTGCCGGTCGTAAATGATATGTGGGTTCAGGAGGCGTCTAAAAATGGCGGTGGACATCACGATACCCATATACATCAAAATAACCATGTATCCGGTTTTTACTTTTTAAAATCATCTATGAAAACATCACAACCAGTTTTTCATGACCCGCGTCCTGCCGCAATGATGAGTAAACTACCTTTAAGAACTAATATTGAAAAAGACGAGCTACCTCTTGGTATAAGACAAGTAACTCCCCACCCAAATCCGGGAGCGGTTATTATATTTAATAGTTACATGCCTCATCAATATACCGTAGATCCTGGTATAGAGCCTTTTAGATTTATACATTGGAATATAGAGGCGGTAAGAAAAGAGATAGTAAATGCACAAAACGAAATTTAATAAATATAAAATAATTAAAAAAGCAATATCAAAAGAATTAGCAAATTTTTGTTATAACTATTTTTTATTAAAAAGGCAGGTTGCGGAAACTATGTTTAGAACAACATACATTTCTCCTTACGAAGAAGCTTTTGGTGTGTGGGAACAAGAACATCACCAGGTTCCAGGAACGTATTCTCATTATTCTGATCCAGCAATGGAGACATTGCTAATGAAACTAAAAGAAAAAACAGAAAAAACAACAAATAAAACTTTAATTGAAAATTACTCTTATGCTAGAATATATAAAAAAGGTGATGTTCTAAAAAGACATAAAGATAGGTTTAGTTGTGAATTTTCTACAACATTAAATCTAGGTGGAGACAAATGGCCTATCTATATAAATCCAGATGAGAAAAAAGGTGTTCATCAAATACAAAAATATCAACCCTCAAATGATAAAGGTGTTAAAGTTATTTTAAATCCCGGAGACATGTTGGTTTATAGAGGGGACTTGTTAGAACATTGGAGAGAGCCTTTTGAGGGTGAACATTGCGTTCAAGTTTTTTTACATTATAACGATGTTAAAACTAAGGGTGCCGATAAAAATGCCTATGATACTAGACCTCATTTAGGTCTACCCTCTTGGTATAAAAGGATTCATGGTAACTTCACATAGTCCTAATTATTTATTTAGTAAAAAAATAGATAGTATTAATAATAGTACCTTAGTTAAAGATTGCCTAGATATAGAAAAAATGTTGTTAACAACTTTTCCTAATATTGATAAAAAATGGTATGGTAGCTTATCAACTGCACATCACGAAAGGTATAACATCTTAACTTTCCCTACTAAAGAATTACAAAAACTATATTTTGAATTACATAATTTGATTTGCCCTTATTTAGAAAATAGGGTTTACTTAATAAAAAGTTGGTTAAATGTTTTTAGAAAAGGAGAAAATGTTAACTGGCATGACCACTGGAAACCTGACGCAAAAGTTTGGCATGGTTTTTATTGTGCGCAAGTTGGTAAAAGTCATACAGAATATAAAATACCAGCAGTTAAGAAAACTATTAAAATAAAAAGCCAAGAAGGGTTGATTGTTTTTGGTAAAAGTGACGGAGATAAACATAGAAGTTCTCCTTGGAAAGAAACAACTAAGCCTAGAGTTACAATTGCTTTTGATATTATCCCTTTAGATTCAATAGAATCTAAACTACACGGCAACCACTTTATACCTTTTAAAAATGAATAATATATTTGAGTTAGGTGTAAGGTTTTCTCCTTTTCCAAAAAAATTAAATAATAATCATTTAATAAAATTATATAAACAATATTTAAATGAAAACAAGTGTTGTTTAAAACACCCTTTATGTGTTCACCCAAAAGAACAATCAGCCGGAGATGCGTTAGAGATAATTGACACAGAAGTTACTAAGTTAAAAGACTATTATTTTAAATCCTTAAGAGCTTTATTTGGTAATTTTGATATAGTGGAGCAATCTGCATGGGTTTTTTATACAGAAAAAGAAAACGAAACAGCTGCTTTGTGGCATGATCATTTTGTAAAAAAATATAAAAAATATAAACAAGTTTCTGGTATATGCTATTTAACAAAAACAAACTCTGGAACAGAGTTTAATACAAAATATTTTAAAGGTGAATTTATACCAAAACAAAACCATTGGTATTTATGGGAATCAAGTCTTGAACACAGACCTAAAAAGTTCTATACTAAAAAACCAAGAATGGTTATAGCAACATATACAATAATAAAATGATTTTTTACAAAGGCGCGTTAGCTGGATCCGCATCAACTAAAAGAGTATCTGATGTTTTAACAGAGCAGGCTGTAATAGAATCCGCAGAATACATAAAACCCTATAAAGATGGGGTGGTATTTTTAGAGGACGGTTGGTGGAAAGCTGCGGCACAAAGAATAAATAAAAAAGGTTTATTATTAGAGTTTGGAGTAGACCAAGGCTCTAGTATTAGATGTTTTTCTTTTGAGAAACCTGAATTAGAGTGGTACGGTTTTGATACTTTTTTTGGTTTTGAAGAAGATTGGAAAGGCGGCTTTGCTATGAAAGGGTGGAATAATTCAGAGGGTAAAATTCCAATTATTCATGATCCTGAAACTACAATAGAAAGCAACGTTCATTTAATACAAGGTAGGTATAAAAATACTTTACCTGAGTTTTTTAAAAAAAATAAAGATAAAATAGCTTTTGTACATTTAAATTGTCAAACATATGAAGCTACAAAATCTGTACTAAATAATCTTCCTAGAAATAAACTACAAAAAGGTTGTATTGTTTTAATAGGGGATTATTTAGGTTACATAGGCTGGAAAGTTAATCAATTTAAAGCTTGGCAAGAATATTGTGTTAAATATAAATATATTGCCTTTGGTGAAAAACAAGCAATAATAGAGATACTGTAAAAGCATATATATAGGTATGTAGTATTAGTGTATAATACAGCCATGCCATTACAAAAAGTAAACTTTCAACCAGGCTTTAACAAACAAGCATCTGACTCAGGGGCCGAAAACCAATGGGTAGACGGTGATTTTGTAAGATTCAGATATGGAATGCCTGAAAAAGTAGGTGGTTGGACTGAAATTATGGACAAGAAACTTGTGGGCGCGGGCCGTGCTTCACATACTTGGGCTGATTTAGATGGTAGAAAATTCTTAGCTATCGGTACAAACAAAATTTTATACATTTATGATGGGGATGACTACTATGACGTTACACCTTTTAATGCAGATTTAGCAAGAACCGGATGTGACATTACTACAACTAATGGTTCAACAACGGTTACAGTTACAACACCCACGGCTCACGGACTAGAGCCAGGTGATCTTTTAACTTTTGACAACGCTGGGTCATTTACAGTTGGACAAACAAGTTATATTGCTGCTGACTTTGATGATGTTTTATTTGAAGTACAACTAGCAGCGACTACTACAACTTTTACTATTTTAATGCCTACTGCTGAAACAGGAACAGGAGCAACAAACGACGGAACTCTTGATAGTAAACCCTACTATAAAGTAGGGCCTTTACAACAAGCCTTTGGTTATGGTTTTGGTACAGGTTTATACGGAGCTTCTACTTGGGGTACACCAAGAACTACTTCAAATGCGATACTAGATCCAGGTTCATGGTCCTTAGATAATTACGGTGAGTTATTAATAGCAACTATTAAAAACGGAGCTACTTTTTCGTGGGATCCAGACGGAGGATCAGGTATAGCAACTAGAGCAACTATACTATCTGGAGCACCAACAAGATCCGTTATGAGTATGGTGTCTGATAGGGATAGGCATTTAATTATTTTAGGAACTGAAACAACTATAGGTTCAGCATCAACACAAGATAAAATGTTTATTAGATTCTCAGATCAAGAATCTTTAACAGACTATACAGCAACATCAGTTAACACTGCGGGTTCATTTAGAATAGATAGTGGTACTACAATTGTAGGTGCTGCAAAAGCACAAGATTACATATTAATTTTAACTGATACATCTGCATACCTTATGCAGTTTGTAGGTCCTCCTTTTACCTTTAGTATTAGACAAGTGGGTTCAAACTGTGGGTGTGTTGGACAACATTCAATAGTATACGCTAACGGAGCTGTTTATTGGATTTCAGATTCAGGTGGATTCTTTATGTTTGATGGTACGGTTAAAGCTTTACCATCTCTAGTAGAAGACTTTGTATTTCAAACTAACGATAGTGCACCAGGTTTTAATTTTGCTAATGGTTCGGAATTAACTTATGCCGCTCACAATTCTTTATTTTCAGAGATTTCTTGGTTTTACGCATCGTCTACTTCAAACTATGTAGATAGACAAGTAACTTTTAATTATGCAGAACAAACTTGGACTACAGGCACATTAGCTAGAACAACTTTTACTGGCGCTCACTTATTTGATCAACCTATAGCTACAGAGTTTGATGCTAGTTTTACACCTACAACACCAACAGTTCAGGGAGTATCGAACGGTGCAAGTAGAGTAT